CTACAACCATGCACCTAGGTCGGGCCAGTTCGGAACGAACTGGAACCCAAGAGCACCTTTAGTTAAGGCACCCCTTATGTACTCAGTATTACGAGTAAGTTGGGGGGTACCATAACCTAGCGCAACATAGTAACAACCTTTAGTAAGGCTGTTCTTTGAGATAACCGGACGGTGCCTCCAAACCTTAGTTCGGAAGCCGCACCAGCCGTCTCTATGTTCGCGCCCTCTAGACAGAGAAGGTGTCGCTTCATCAAAATTACGGATCAAACCAGAATCGCCATATCCTAAAGGGATAGATGTTTCCATAGCTTTACGATCTCTGTTAATACAAAAGATCCAAGGCCGAAGAAAGCGCCTGTCACAACTAAGATAGTTGTTGCGGCGATGACTGTAGATGCGTATTTTGTTAGCGATATGGATAACTGCTGACGTATAGTCATGATAATTGCCTTTAAAGTAAAAAGGGCGAACATTACGACCACTACACCAGTCAGTTCCACAGCTCTCGAAGAAGTTTCCTGCCAGGAAAGTCTTCTTCGTGTTTGTTTGGAAACCTAGGTATCCAAACACACTGATCAACAGTGAAGCTTTTGAAGCGTGAATAATGATATCATCGCCGAAAACAACCGACTTTGAATCACCACACGCGCGAGCCAACGCTAGGAATAGCAGCGACTCAAGCTCAAAAGTATAACCGTTTCCCATGCCACTAAACTTTTCTAGGCGAACCATATTGCCATCGACGAGTGAATATTCAACTCGACCGATATCAAGAAGGTGGAACCAGCGATCAGGTAGTAGCATTTTTACGAGATTACGAGAAATAGAATCACTAGCGGAACTCAGATCGATGGTCGCGAGACCATTGATGTGAGCAATACTAGCGAGATATCGATTTCTGTCACTCTGGGAATTAAGATCAATGCCAAAGCCCTTTAATTTTCGTCTAAGTAAAGCACCGACGCCCAACTGGTAAAACATGTTGAAGTGTGGTTCAATACTAATAGCTCGATCAATTAAAGCAGTCTTTGGAACAAACGTCACCTTATTGTGAGAGACTATAGATAGGCTCTCAATGTCGTTTTCCCATACCACTGGTACGAGAGAACGGTAAAAAGGGACGAGACCGGGTGACATCTCATTACGAGATGAGAATTTTCTTGAAAGCAAAACGTTACGCCCTGAGTTAAGGGAAGTAGCGCCAGGCCCAAAACGCTGATTATCAACGACAAAATCGAGAGATTCGGAATCAAGATCACCAAGAATATTGGCGATAATGATCTTAGCTTTTTCGATAACTGTATCTACATGCTCCGGGTATGATAAAACACCTTTGGCGATAGATACAATAGAGTCGTTAGTAATTTTGCATTGGGCTTCACTTGCATACCAATTATCCATTGATTTACGTTCACGATCTTTAGGATCAAACCCAGGTAAATTCGGGTTTTTCCGCATAAGTTCAGTGACGAGATAGTCATCGGCAAATGTCGAGGAGAAAGTATCCAGAGCATCAAGCTCAAAATAACTACTCCACGTATTCGACTTGGCTATCATAAAGCAGGCGATAGAGCGAGGTGTATTAACAGCCTCGCAAATATCAAGAAAAACAGCACGCTCGAGCTTAAAAAAGCTATGAGCACTATCGTTAGAACGAATAGTGGTTGACATGTAGACCCTTTAAAATCTGTTAGAACGAGCAAAAGCTCAGTTAATGAGGATGGCGCTCGATCAGTACAGCGGATCTAAGTCACGCAGTGCCGGCTTTAACAATGAATGATTAAGACCATTGTACAGAAATGCGTACAAGTTCTTACGGTCAGCATCGGTTGAGGCATCCGGAAGGATGATCTCGACGTTTGCACGCAAAGTGTAGGCTACTACACTTACACCATTCACAACGCTGACAACAGGTAAATCGACAGCCATTTTGGAACGATTTACCTTACGTTTGGAGTTAGCGAAAAGAGTTGAAAGCGTAATACGCTTAAAACCGATCGCGACGCCGCTCGATTTGTCAGAGAATGTAGTTAAGTCTGGTGATACACGCTCAGGTGAGAATGTAACGTTGACAGGCGTCGCCTGTCCGTCAGCTAATACAACTGCTGCTGCTTGGGCCATAATAGGCTCCTTTCAGGAATAACCAATTGGTTAGAGTTTAGTTAGTTAAGATGAATGATCGATTAAGATAAAGAGCGCAAAAGCGCAACACCATTCAGGATGTGTTGTTTAGATATAGAAGGTTTATATCTAAAGTCAGCAACTAAAGACAAGGAAGACGGTCCGTCGCGGTCGTACGTTCTCTTAAGATAAGAGCCCGTAGCGCCCCCAACGTTCTGAGTACCTTGTTCGATAGTCTTGATAGTGGCCTGGTACGTTGCTCCTGTGAAGTAAGCGGCAGAATCAAGCGAAGCGAGAATCTCGCCAGCATTGATATGCCAATCTACTACAAAGGAGAACGGGATGGCCTCCCACGCCGTTGCGATGGGATTTGTTATACCGTAATTACCTAAAGCAGCTAATAAAGAACCATTAGTTATACCTGCCTCTGCAACATAAGTCCGATACTTACGTACGGACTTCGTTATAGTGGTGATAGAACCTTTGGGTAAGCCAGTGAAAGCATTACTGGTAGGGTACGATTCCTCTCCATAAATGAAAGAGTGACGTGTTGCACGCGCGGTAATAGTCTTAAAGACTGCATTAGGACCCTTGCGGAGTTCCTTCATGGCATCGTTAAGATCCCCAACGAGCGGAATAACGCCGTAAATAATCTCTAGGTGAGCTTTAGCAGCTTGCCGATCGATTGCGTTACGACGTTTCCTCTCATGCTTGGGCCAATTAACGATCTTATCGCGTCGCTTTGACTCCTGAATAAGGAGACCTAGCGCCTTCTTTCGTGCCGAGGTAACGGTTGTGAGCACTTTCCAAGCCTGCGCTATACGCTCCGCATTAGCGGAGAATAAAGATGCAGTTTGGGCATACTCAGCCATCATGTTAGCTAAGTTAACATGTTCACCTCGAAAGTCAGATCTTAGCTTGTTTAAAAGCTCAGTAACATACCCTTTAGAGAGTTCGTTACCGGGATCAAAGCCTTTTGGTGTCGGTCGTTGACCGGCGGCTTGATGCACTGTATACAAGTTCACAGTGCCGTTATAAACAAAAGGTGCCATATACGCATTAACCATAGTAAGTGTAGCTCCATATCTGGAGGTACCATTACTAATGGCCCGTGTGGTAGGGCGTTTTCGCTTCACAGTAGAAGGATTAGTAGCGGCAAAGTGTATATGGGGTAAAGCGCGTCGATAATTTTTGTTCCACCAGTGGTGTAGCAATAATACCGACCGTCTATTCTCTTATACTCATCTGCCATAATAATCTCCAATGTTTAACGGGTGAACGGATCCGACAGAGTTACACGAAAG